TTGGCAAGAGGCACGCATTTTGGATACTTCCGTTTCGCGTCCGATTTTTGTTTTGAACGTCCACATTTTGCAAACGATCCATCTTTTCGCTTGCTCCCAATATCTACCCACTTTTGTTTGAACCATTTATCAAGACCATTCTTTGCCATTTTATTTTCTCAGAATGTTTTTATTCATACCTTTTTTACACATTCCACCGCCTCTAAGACCTTGTCTTCTTAGTCTATCAGTGGCTTCTCTTAAACCACCACCAGCTAATTTAATTCTTCCACCCATTGCAGATGGTTTACGTCCTTTGAAATCTTTTCTTTTTGTGCCAGAGGGATCTTTAATTTTCCCTGCACAAATTTTGGATGCGTAGGCATTTGCATATGCGCTTGGGTATACGTCAAATTTTGCTTTTGCTGCGGCTTTACCTCTTGGACATAATTTAGTCATTAAGACCTCGCTGTTTGTTTTGCTCGTCTAAAATTAGCTGCTGTAGGTGCACCCTTTGCACCTTTCTTACGCATCTTCTTACCACTTTTTCTTTTAGCGTGTATGTTTGCGTATAGACCTTTACCAGCCATTAGCCGATTACCTTTTTCTTGTTTTTCATTTTTTTAACAATTTTCTTTTTGCCAGGTTTTTTAATTACACCTTTTGCAATAAGAATATCTTTTTGAGTGACTTTACCATCACCAGACATATCTGGGAAACTACCTTTTTTCATCATAGGTCGTTTGTTCATCATGCCTCCACCCATTTTTTTAACACGTCCACCTTTCATGTATCCTTTAGGTGAAACTTGTTTGTTGTATAATCTATTTGCCATTATTTTTTTCCTCCTCTAAATATTTGTGTTCCCTTTATACCAAAAATACTCGCAACTACAAGTATCCATAAATTTGTGAACCATTTCGGAAGCGACTGGAAATACTCAAAAAAGAGCTTTACCTTCTCCATCGCTGCTGGATCGTCCGACATCACTGCCCACATTAACACAATGATGGGCGC